TCATAATAAGCATCTACTACTGTACGATCAAGTGAAAGTTCTCCGCCTGCTGAAACATCAAACTGGTTTGATACTGACTTGACTAGTGTTTCTCCACCAATCAAATCAAGAATGTATTGATCTCCTGCATTTTCTGTAAGAATTACCTCACCGTTGATTGTACCTTGTAGGCCTTCAACGACGAGTCCACTCTTAATCTTAAAATCTTTATTTACTGTTGCCATTTTTTATATCTCCTTTTATTATGCCTTAAGTCCAATTCGTGCGAAACGAACTGTGACTGGCTTGATCGCTGGGTCTGGAGTGACTGTTAAGGCCACGGTATTTCCAGTGCGAGAGACATTAATGGTGCCAATATTCCCATCATTGTCGATTGTTCCATACTCGCTAACAGATACATTTGTACCGTCAACAAGAATTGTCATTTCAGTTGCGTAGAACTTATTGTCACCTGCTGAAGTCTTTGATATTGAAATAATATACTTCACCATACGCCAAACTGTAGCATCAAAGTTATCAATAACAGTTACGTTCTCAATACCAGTGATTGTGTTTTCATTGTTACCTGCTGAACCCAACTCAGTTGCCTGAGCAGAAAGGGTGTCGATTAGGTCAACATAGTTTTCTTGAGTAGGTCTATCTCCAGTTTGGAATAGACTTTTAACTGATGGGATTGATACTTTAGCCATGTGGTAATTATAACACCCCTTTTAATAATACTATTAAAGAATGTAGTTGCTGTATCCAATAACCTGAAGTGGGATTGGTGGTGGATTAGTTTTAGAGTATCCAAACACACTTACATTTATAAACTGAACTCTAAATGGCAAAACCTCTTCAATTCTTGCTTTTGGTTGTATATGGTCTATGCGAATTCGTCTTAAATCAAGATCTTGAATCTGTGCATGTGCTAATTGATGTGTTGGCATTACTGGGTTACATCTTCAAGGATAACCATTGACCCTCTGGCTACCGTCCAAACTCTGCCCTCTGATAGAAGTTCTGTGAGTTGTATATCGAAGATGTCTCCTGTCTCAAGAAGTTGAGATTGTGCTGATGTTAAAGTAACCGTAAAACTTCCTTCTTCATCCTGAAACTCAATTGGTTCAGGGGATAAAGACAAAACAACATCATCAGTTGATGGTCTATAAATATCCATAGCAACTTCCCAGTCTTCAAGAAGAAGAGGAACTCTTGCATCGTTAGTTACATAAACACGAAATGCTGCTGAGTCTCCACGAACAACTGTCCAGCGAATTTCTGGAGGCGCTGCACCAAGTGCATAAGAGTCTGTGGGTTGATTTCTGAAGGTAGCCATAATGTTATTATATCACGACAAACCGTCTTTTAAGGCTCCCCAAGTGCCGTTTCCTTTTGCTTGAACTATTAACAAACCTTCTGTTCCAGATATTGCAACAACTGCAACATATCTTCCTGGACCCGTTGCTGGTCTATCTGCAACAAGGTCTCCATTTGAATCTACATAAACCTTTGTTCCTACAGACCCAAGTGATGATGTGTTCATTTCTAGTACTCCAGATATAACTACAACGCCGTCATTATTATTTGCTATGTTATTCTTTACAATTCCAAGTATTGGAGTATTTGGATTATGACTTGGGCTAGATGGATTATATTTTTCTACCGTTGTTTTTCCGCTAATGCTTCCACTGATTGAAACTGGTGTTCCAATTGATAATAGACTTCCAGTTATATTTCTTACAGGAAGAGAGAAGGCGGAAACTCCTAGCGGTGGCAAAATATCATTTAATGCATCAACTAAAACCTTAAAATCTCCATGGACATTTACGGGATCTGAGGCTAACGGGTACTTCATTGTTGCGTAATTAGATGATGATTGAGGCATAATGTTTATTATACCACCCTCTAAAGTTGACTTTTGACAAATTTTTGTGTTATACTAGGTAGTAACACCTACCAGGGTGTTATTGTTTTCTAAGGAGGAAACTATGATTAAATTTATCGAAAGAAACAAAGAGATCATTAGCACACTCAGTATCGTAGCACTAGTAACGGTTTTGTCAAACTCTGCTAATGCTACTCCAGATCTTAATACGAAAAACAATCTTAGCCTTGAACAGGCTCAGACATCGGAAACCACCTCGAAAGAGGTTTTTTTGGTTTCTAAGGCTAAAAAACTAGAGAGTTTTGAGAACAAGGTTTCTCTAACTGATCTAGAACTAAAAGAACTACTGTCCCTAGTTGGGTTCAAGGGTAAAGATCTTGTAGTCGCTTGGGCGGTGGCAAAAAAGGAGTCTAATGGTCGTCCTTTGGCATTCAATGGAAACCACAAGACTGGCGACTCTTCTTATGGAATGTTTCAGATTAACATGATTGATCAACTTGGACCTGATCGTAGAGAAAAGTTTGATCTTGATTCAAATGCAGAACTATTCAATCCAGTAAAAAATGCAGAAATTGCATACTACATGACTAATGGTGGAGAGAATTGGTCCTCATGGAAAGGCATCACGCCCAAGACTAGAGCATGGATGTCTAGATTTCCAAAGTAGGCTCTGTTTGGGCTTGACTTAATTTAAGTTTGATCTTATGGTTTTCTACTGAAACCTTGTCTTCTACAATGCTGCTTCCAACATAAAATTTTTGGGCTTTCTGTGTTTTGTTGTCTATGTGCTCTTGTCTTGACTTTCCATATTTTTGATAGTTCTCATATAACTCTTTATTATCATACAAAGACTTTTGCTGGACGTTAAATGATTCTATAAAGGTTCTATCTACTGGGAAAAACATAAAAAGAGGATCCCCCTTTTTAAATGTTATTGACCCTGGTTTTATAAACTTATAATTCATGGTAAATGTAAATGGTAGCCAATCAGTTTCAACTAAACCATCCAATGGATAAATATTTTCATACCCAGTATTAGTCAGGCCTCTGACATAAATAGATATATTTTTTGGAGTTTTTATTATAAAGTCTGGAGGAAGGGTTATTATTCCATAACCAAAATGTGTTTTGCAAAAATCTTCTGGACCATCTCCATGACTAACTATTGTTATAGAGTCTGGACTTGCTCCACCATTCCATGTTGCAGTAAACGTTACTGGTGAATGACAAACCCAACCGTACTCATTTGCTATGTTAAGAGGAATACACCTATAGGCAAGACCTGATGTTCCATCCATCCATTCTCTCTTTATAGTTGATGGCTTTATATTCATTAAACTATTTCCAGAATCATTCATTGCATAAATCTCTATATTATTCATTTAATTCTTTTCTGTTTGATTTTTAATCCAATTGTACGTTTTTTCTATTCCTTGCTTTAAAGATAGTGAGTAGTCCCAACCTAATTTTTCTCTGACTAAATCATTATTAGAATTTCTTCCTCTAACTCCAAGAGGTCCAGGAATATGCATCTTGCTTAAAGTCTTTCCCTCAATACTGCAAGCAATATCTACTAGTTGATTAATAGTAACCATTTCTTCAGATCCAATATTTACTGGTCCAGTAAAATCTGATTCCATTAGTCTTCTTGTTGCTTCTATACATTCATCTATATATAGGAATGACCTAGTTTGTTCTCCATCCCCCCAAATTTCTACAAAGCCGTCTGCCTGTATAACTTTACGACACATTGCTGCTGGGGCCTTTTCTTTTCCGCCTTCCCAAGTTCCCTCTGGTCCATAAATATTATGGTACCTTGCAATGGCTACTGGGATTTTGTTGTTTTTATTAAATGCCAAAAACATTCTTTCACTAAACAGTTTTTCCCAACCATACTCACTGTCAGGATCTGCAGGGTATGCATCAGACTCCTTAAGTCCAGGATTATTAACATCTAACTGCTTGTAGTCAGGATACATACATGCAGAACTTGAATAAAATATTTTAGTTTTATTAATTTCATATTTTTGATTAAACCTTGATTGTGCTCTAAGAAGATTAAGATTTATTAAAGCAGAGTTTTCCATTATTTGAGAATCATTTTCTCCAGTAAAAATATATCCAGCCCCACCCATGTCTGCAGCAAACTGGTAGATCTCGTCAAAAGATGTTATTGACCTATATGGGATTTCATGGTAAAAATTTCCTTGATATCCTTTAAACTGAATTGCTTTTTCAACATTTTCATATATAGATAAATCTCTTTCAATAAACTCATCTGCTTCTGTTTCTGAAAAATCTGGATGCTTTAGATCAACACCACGAACCCAGTAGCCCTCACTTTTAAGCCGTCTAACCATATGGCTTCCAATAAAGCCTCCTGCTCCTAAGACTAATGCTGTTTTCATATTTTTGACTCTTCCCACTCTCTCCACCACTGTTTTGTAAAAGTGTCTTTGTTGTTATATCCGTTCCATGAATATGAGCCAGTTTTTTCATGTTCTTCTTCACAAAAAAGTTTAAACCCTATATTTGATTTTTGATTTAGGTTTCTATGGATGTATCCAGTATAGGTACTTCCAGGTGTGCCGATAAAGTCTTTGCTATGATGCATTACTAAATTATTAATAATGCCGAAAGAAACTTCTTCTCTAAAAGGAAGAGTTTTAAAATCTTCATAAAAATTATTTAAAATATATCTGTCGAGAAGCAAAACTCTATAGTCTGAATTTTTAATTACAGAACTATGTGGTTCATCAGTTGACAATACTATTGGTAAAGATCCAGACATTTTTGATAGCCCTTGATTAAAAGACTCTGCCGTGGTGTTGATCATTGGCTTATGATCTGCTAGTCTTAAGTGTGCGCCATTAAAATCTCCTATAGATTTTGCAATCCTTTCTGATATTTCGTAATATTCGTCTTTAAATCTTACAGAAGAAATGGCATTGTTTAGTTCTTTAGATCTATTGTCAAAAAATCTACTATAATATCCTAAAGTTTTTCTTATATCCCAATCTTTTTCATTATCTAAAGACAGCAGACTTCTTCCTTCAGAGAACTCTAAATTTTCTTTATCAGAATAGTAATATCTCATCAAGTTTTCAATATTATCTGTGTCATAAGAAAAAACATTAACAATGTCATCAATAAACACATTGTCTTCTTTGTTTTTCCAATTCATTAGTTCTGTTATCTTTGGAAAAACTCCTAGTTCTATTTTCTTGCCGCGATCATTGTACTCGTAGTTTGCAGAATATATCGCCACTCTTTTGCCATTAAATTTTGGATTTGGTGGATTATTAATATTGTGCCAAACCAGTTGCCGTCCAGTTATTTCTGAAAGACCAACACCTAGTTCTATACTCGTTATTTGATTAAACAAACCGCAAGGATTATATAGTTGAAAGAATATTTTTTTCATACTACATGGACATCATTTCTTGATTATTTTCTTCTTTTTTTCTAATTGTATTAAACAAGTAATCTGGACCTTCTGTAAAATACCAATGGTCTGGTTCGCAGTAAAAAAAGAAAGCATTTACAACTAAATTATGCTTAGGGTCTGTAAAATCTTCTCTCCAATGCTCTTGGTCATTTCCATAAGAGATAACTGCATCATTTTCTTCTGGACTAAATCTTTTTCCTTCTACAAAAAAGTCCCAGGGTGTTTTATGAAACACTGTAAGGTTTATATGATATGTACAGGCATTGTCATCAACATGCTTCCAAAGGTTTGCTTTATCCCCCTCATAAATACTTAAAAGACACCAAGAAGGTAGCATTGTTTCTGACTCAAACTCTTTTTTTGCAAGTGGCAAAAGCATTTCGTGAAACCTTTGTAGGGGCTTCATATGATCTGGTATATTATCGCCCCATACAGTCCACTGATGTCTTCCAAAAGCCTCGCTATATGTACTCTTGTCATTTGCCCACATATGAAGTGCGTAGTTTTGTAAACTTTTTAATTCATGATGCTCTAATACATTTTTAATCATGTATGCCTGCTTCATATTAATCCTCAGTGTTTGTGTTTGTAGATATTGACGGATTTACTCTACCGCCCCAGTTTGATGAGAAGTATGGAGGTGGGAAGTAAGGTCCAAATGCTGGTGGGAAGAATGGTGGGAAGAATGGGGTTCCTCCTCCACCACCTGTAGGTGCTACTGGCTCAACTGGAGCAAAGTATGGAAACGTTGGTGGGAAGAATGGTGGGAAGAATGGGAAAGTTGGTGGGAAGAATGGTGGGAAGAATGGAGTTGGAGCAGTTGGTGCGACTGGAGCAACTGGTGCTACAGGTGTTGTTGGTGCTCCACCCCAGTTAGCAGAAAAGTATGGTGGTGGGAAATATGGTGGTGCTGTTGGTGTTGTAGTTGGAGCAACAGGCGTTACAGGAGTTACTGGCGCTACTGGTGCAACTGGTGCGACTGGCTCAACAGGTGTAGGACCTCCTCCCCAGTTAGCGGAGAAGTATGGAGGTGGGAAATATGGTGGTGCTGTTGGTGTAGGTGCTACTGGCTCAACTGGAGTTGTAGGACCTCCTCCCCAGTTAGCGGAGAAGTATGGAGGTGGGAAATATGGTGTTGGTGGTCCAGTAATTGGTGCTACAGGATCTGTTGTAGGAGCAACTGGATCTACAGTTGGTGCTACTGGGTCAACAGTTGGTGCAACAGGTGAAACAGGAGTAACAGGAGTAACAGGTGCTACTGGCTCAACTGGTGCAACAGGTGTAGGTGTTGGAATAAAGTAAGGGAATGATGGAGGAAAGAATGGTGGTGCAACTGGTGTAGGTGCAACTGGAGTTGGAGTAGGCGCTACTGGATCAACATGTACTGGTGTTACTGGAGTAGGTGTTGGTGTTGGAGTAGGGGTTGGTGTTGAAACATTTTCATAAATATCTCCATAAACAACCCAGTCATTTGTTCCAACCTTCAAAAATGTTGCTTTTCCATATTGAGTGTCAATGTACATCTGAGAGTTCTTGCTATTTAGTGTTACACCAGAAGTTGGTACAAAAGTTGTTCTCCCAGATCCAATCTCAACTACATGATATTGGTATCCTACTGGAATTGCAACTGAAGAATTTAGCGGGATAGTCAAAGACATTGACGATGATGTTGATAATAGTATTGTTTTTCCAGCATCTGCTGAGTCTAATGTAAAACTTGATGACTTAGTTATTACTGTTGTCTGTAGACCAATTTGAGAAGAAATATTTGTTATTTGAGCCTGAAGAGCAGTGTCTGCTGTATCAACATAAAGTTTTGTTGCTGCATGTAGATTTGCTGTTGGTGCACCAGATAGTGTTAGTGCTCCAGTCATTGTGTCGCCAGCCTTAGCAACCTTTGAAGATGTCAATGTTGCATCTGCATTTACAAGGTTTTGAAGGTGCTTTGCAATTGATGGGTTTACAAGGTTTTCAGGGTCTGTATTTGCTCCATCATAGGAATATGATCCATAGTGATATAATCTGAGCGCTGCCTGAATGTCTGCTGCATCTCCAAGACCTGGGATTTTGGTATTGAAGAGTCCGCTACCTGATACGGTATTGTCAATATTCTCTTCTGCCACTATAAATCACCCTTTTTCATTATACCACCGAAATAAAAAGATGAACTACCTTGGTTCCAGTTATTGGTCCCCAGGATCCATCTATATATTCTACTCCATTTATTTCAATAGGTACCGCTAAAACTCCAGAACTTGTAATGAACTCATTTATAACCATATTGCTTGCTACTGGGCCTCCATCTGGTGATGAGGCTATAGAATACTGTACATTTATGTTTGATGCTGTAATAGGTCCTGATGCTAAATCATAAAAATATGTAATATTGATTGGAGTTAGTGTCAGTTTTCCATCTGCTGCAACAACTGTCTGTGTTCCAGAGTAAAAATTATTTTTTAGGCTTAAAAGTGGTTGCCACTCAAATGAATTTCCAGAACCACGAACATACTGAAACATCGTCTTGTATGTTGGAGATCCTGCCAAGTAATCTATAACTATATCTAATGGGCTTAACGATATATTAAGAGCGCTTAGCGCATCTGCTAAAGTTGTTGAAGCAACAGTTGCATCTCTTGGGTCTCCTTGCAAACCAATTATAAAATTTCCACGGTCTCCAGTTGGTCCAAAATCTAAATCAAGACTAACTGTTTCTGGTCCTCCAAATACCGTAAGATCTTCAGTTGACAATAAAATATCTGCCATTAAATCATATCCTCATTTGTAGGTGCTGCCGTAGGAGTTGCCACTGGAGTTGGTTCAGCAATAGGTGCAGTAATTGGAGTTGGTGCTATTGGTGTTGGCGATGCAACTGGCTCTGCTACTGGTGTAGGAGTTACTGGTGTAGGAGTTACTGGTGTAGGTGTTGGCGCTACAGGAGTTGGAGTTGGAGTAGGAGTTGTTGTAGGAGTAGGAGTTGGTGTAGGAGTAGGAGTTGGAGCAGGCTGTGTTGCAGATGTTGCTCCTGTAACTTGATCTGTAATTGTTATTGTTCCAGTAAGAAGTGTATGAACTATTTCATAACTTCCAAGTCCTGATCCCATTGATGGCTTTCTTACCTCAACGTCATAAACATATTCTGTTCCAGCAACCAATGAATCTGAATCTGTTGGTCTAATTGCACACTGAACAAAAGTTCCATCGTCATGTATTCTTGCAAAACATCTAATTGGAGTTCCTTCGGATCCACGAACTGTTGATATAGTAAATTGTGCACTATCGTATGGTGTTACAGCATCTGTGTAGTCATCTGGGGTATTGGCAAAATTTGTTGGCACATAATATTGGCTTAAGTCAAAAACCGTTCCATCGTTCTTTTTCGGGTAGATACGAAACTCAAAGGTATCACCCTTATAGTAATTAAAGTCGTAGGTTGCTGGAAATGCCATGGTTTTATTATACCACGCTGACATATATAGATTTGAGTATTACTGATGCGTCATAGTCAGTACGGATTTGAGGAACTGCTCCATTACCCCAGATCTTTTGATTCTCAATAAAGATATGTTGCGTTACCGTGATTGGATAAGTATGCTGGTATTTTAGGGAACCGATAAACTGTGAAACATCTAAATCGCTGTTGGGAGAATATGTCCTGATCCAAACCTCAGTATTACTACTATATGTTGTTAGTTCAAAACTGTAGGTTATGAATACTTGGGCACCCTCTTCAAGTCCCCTGAAATTAAAGGCTCTTGCGTGATCGTTCCACAGTGGTGTGCATCCTTTAGGAAGATATTTTTCATTTGATAATCCATCAGACAATAGGAAAGTTGTTACCCATCCATCGTCTCCTTCAGAGATTCCAAGTTTGAAAGGTTTTTCTACCTTGTTATGATACGAAGCCCATCCTGCTTGCTGTCCTGAAGATGATAGAGAACTTAATCCGTCTTTGCCTGCTGGTCCTGGTTGGCCTTTTGGTCCCGCTTTTCCTTCTGGACCTTGTTGACCTTCTTTTCCATCTCTACCGTCTCTACCTGCAGGTCCCTGTGGTCCTACTGGTCCAGGTACTGGTAGAAAAGACAAAGTATTATCTGGTAATCCAGTTGCCTGACTCTGCTCTACTTGTGCAGCATAAGAAGACTTTTTTGCACCAGGGAAATCCATAGATTTAGAAACGGCCATAAGGACATTATCTCACTCTATTAAGCAGAAATATAAGTACCGTTAACATAAATATTTGTATTTGTTGTTAACACTACTGGAGTATTTTGCTTTAGCATTGCTTCCATTACTGGAGAGTTTGCTCCACCTTGCTGCTTGATATAGTGAAGATCAAGTGTCTGTGTATTAGGAAGGTGATCAGCATTTACAATTATGTGCCCTGCCAAATCTGGGTTTGCTGTTTCATCAACAAACACCCAACCTGAGAAGTGATTCATTGTTCCTGCTAATGGAGCAAATGGTAGTTCTAGGTTTAGTTGTCCCGTTCCAAAACTTGTGACGGTAGAACAATCAACTGCAATCCAGAATGATACTATTTGTCCTTGCTTAACATAATGTGAATTATAAGTAGGATGTGTAGCACCAGAGCCAGTAAATGTTAGACCAGTTGCAGTAAAGTTTGGTGTCCATCTAACTGATTGAAAAGAAACATCTGCATCTGCTCCTGGTGCTGCAATGGTTGTCCAGTATTCAGTTCCTGGAGCATAACCTGCGTTTAATGGTAGAACTCTGTAATAGGTTCCACCATTGTAAGTTACAACATCTCCAATGTTATAGTCTGCTCCACCGTCGTATTCTCCAAGAAAATTCCAAAGTGCATCTGCTCCATTAGAGCCATCTGTTCCGTCTGCACCATTTGTACCATCTGCACCCTTTGCTGCAATTAAATCAAACTTAGATGTGTCGGTTGGTAGTGTCCCAGCAGTTGTTATTGCTTTTGCATAATAAAGTTGTCCTTGATAAGTTACAACGTCTCCAGTTGCGTAAGAAGAATTTAGTTGCCACTCTCCGTTATAACTCCATAGGGCATCTGCACCTGCTGGGCCTTGCAAACCTTGTTCGCCTTGTAGACCTCTTGGTCCTACGGCTCCTTCGTCTCCTTTGTCTCCAACTGCGCCTGGCATTGGAACAATCTTAATAACTGCCATTATAGTGTACCCCCTGGTGTAATGTCGCCTAATACATGAATGGTTCCAATTACTGGAGTCCAAACAGTATCTTCGATTGGTTCTGGAATTGTTACTTGTATATCAAATGGTAGTTGAGCCACGATTGATGAATACTTAGATCCCCAATTTTTTGTAACTGAAGGGTAGGCTGTAATATCCACAAAACCTTCTCCAGGCTCACATTCCAGGGCATCTAAAACATTACCAGATTGATCATAAGCGGTTGCTCTAAATATCCAGCCAGAAGTATCGTAATAGTCTGTTTCATTATCTTCATAGAACTCTACTCTTAGAGTAGCAGTATCTCCTCTGACAACACTCCACTGCATGGATACTGGATCAGCACCAAAGGTCAGGGATGAATGAATAGGCATATTGAGATTATACCATAAAAATTGACTAATACCAAGGTTGGTGGGTATAGGACAAACCAAGGTATTAGCCAATAATAAATTATACCATAATGGACAAAACGGACATGATATTTAAAGTTATCAAATTGTTATAATAGTCAATGTCCGATTTGTTACTTTTAGAACCATATGCCAGGATTGGGATAGTGTATACTTTTAAATATATAAGAGAAAAGAATATCCTTATAGTTTTAAAAACTATCTTATATATAGTATATATAGTTACTTAGATTTTGCAATATATTCGATTAGTATTTCGTACATATGATCCAACTTGCGATCCATTTCTTTTCTTTTTGCATCTGCTTCGTTGGCACGGAGTTCAAGTCTATTCATTTGATCTTTTACGCTTGATCCACCATTGGTTTTAAGTTCGCTTAAATAATGTTTAACAAGCCACTTGATCGCAAAGGCTATTGATGATACAATTGTAAGTATTGCTACGATTAACGAAGCCCAGTCCTGGATTGTCATAACTAGATTATTATAAGGGGTATTTTACAAAAATGAAAACAGCCATACTTAAAACACTTGAGCATTCCAAGAATTTAATTATATCCCCTGACATGGATGGATTTATGACCGCAAAATTATTAGAGCGTTTTAACGGTTCGAAAATAGTGGGTTCATATGACAAAAATCTTTTATGTTTGGCCGACGGGATCAATCCAGAAGAATGCTTGTTTGTTGATTGCGATATGAATCGAGAAGTCTTTGTTTCTCTCGGAAACCATATGCGCTTAATAGAAGACGGTATGTCAAGTAAGTCGTTTAATCCGAATGTTCACTTCGGAGTGACGACATATAGCGACAAGTTTCCTTACGCAACCGCTTTTTTGATAAGTTTCGCAACAGAGGTTCAAACCTCCGACTCTGACCTTATACGCATGGCTTTTGCTGATTCAACACTGAAGAATATGGAAAAATACAGCGATAACATGCGAAACTGGTCAACACGGATGGATCACTTGGCAGTTAAGTACATAACGGACAATTCGGACATTGCAAGGGATAACGATAGGCAGGCAAGGTTTGATTATGTTGATCAAGCATTTGTATCAAAACGTTATGGCAAGCAAAGATATCTCGATACCCTTAATAAGGCCCTAGAAGCCCAGGGGATGAAGTTTGAACCACTAACCAAGGGTAGCAAGTATATCTGCGACAAAGTAGGTGTAAACACCGTTATACGGTATAATAGAGATATAATCTCTTATGCAGAGATATTTACAGGAGAGTATTCTGTAACTTACGACCAAGAGAAGGAATGGGTATGAACAAAGAAGAAATTATTGATTTGATGTTGGATAGCATCAATACAGATAATAGAGAAATGTGCAAGCAGTCTGGAATGAGTGATGCAGATACCGAGAAGCAGATTGCAGATTCGCAGCAAAGTCTGGTTTTTATTGTTTCAAATATGTACCAACGACTAAAGGAGAGTGGAGCAATTGCCTAAGTATATTTACACAGTAATTTTGGATGTTATGGAAAAGACTTATCTTGATAACGCCCAAACCCCGTTTTTTAAAAGCGATGAAGAGCGTAATGCCTTTAACGCAGAATTAATTATTGATGCCGAAAATGAAGCACAGGCCGATCAGATTCGTATTGGTATGACAGATGTTCGTATGTGGGAACTTA